GTAGTATTACTATACCCAGCCTGATACCCAACGGCAGTGTTGTTGGAGGCGGTGGTGTTGGCGGATAATGCTGAGGTACCTAAGGCGACATTCGATCCACCAGTAGTAATAGCATCTCCAGCTAGGCCACCAATTAGGGTGTTGTTTACGCCAGTTGTGACTGCTTGACCTGCTCCTGCCCCTACTGCCGTGTTGTACATATCAACGGAAGATGCAGGATTTTGAGCTTCTAAGGCTCCTTGACCTACAGCGGTGGAGCGACTTCCAAGTATGTTTGTTGTTAAGGCGTTATAACCAAGTGCAGTATTTCTTGTAGCTGTAGTGTTTGCGTCAAGCGCATTAGCGCCAAGAGCTACGTTAAAAGTACCAGTAGTATTAGCATACCCAGCCTGATAACCAACCGCAGTGTTTTCGGACGCTGTGGTGTTGCTTATCAAAGCACCACGACCAACGGCTGTGTTATGGTTTCCTGTTGTATTAAGGTGCAATGCATAAGTACCAAATGCTTGGTTTCTAGTACCTGTCGTGTTTGTGTAAAGAGACTGATGGCCAACAGCAGAGTTCTCGGATGCGGTGGTGTTGGAGAGTAGTGCATTGTAACCAATGCCTACATTATTCGCCCCTGTAGTATTTACAAGCATTGCACCGTAGCCAACAGCAATATTATTACTTGCACTTGTGTTTGCTTCTAGTGACCTTCCACCCAAAGCTACGTTAGTTCCACCAGAGGTGTTTGCTGTCATTGCATCACGACCAATAGCTGTATTGTTGCCGCCTGATGTTAAACTGTCCAACGCAGTATCACCCAACGCCACGTTGCCTGTACCAACAGGATAATTTCCGTCCAGCTTGATTGTGCCGCCATCGACTGACAGGTTGCCAGCTACGGTAAGGCCGTCCGTTACGGCTGTGCCAGTTACGTCAATACCTGTGGAGGTGGTGGCAAATTTAGAGGCATCGTTGTAATAAAGCTCAACAGCACCATCATTTTTAAATTTTGCCATTGCTTCAGCACCACCGCCAGAAGTAATCCAAACCCCTAAACCAGTAGTAGAATCAAGTCTTAACTGACCTGTACCTGAATCCGAAATAATACTCATACTGCCATTATGGTAAATCTGAAGGTCAGACCCAGCGCCGAAGATGGCCTTGTCGTTGTCGCCGAAGGACAAGTCACCCGTCATCGTATCGCCAGTGATCCGAACAAAGCCCGACCCGGTGTCAAAGGCATTCTTCAGCTCGGCCAGCGTCATCTTCTTGGTTTCATCCGCCGAGATGTCCACAATGGCAAAAACGTCCGTGTCAGTGGCGTTTGCACCCGTCAGCGCGTTCAGTTCTGTGATTTTACGATCAGCCATTGTTTACCCCGAAATTGCCTCGACACACTCAAACGAAATGCCGTAAATTGATGCGTTGTCTATCGACCATGATGTTACATTATTTGAGAGGCGAAATACACCCTTTGGATCGTTTGTGCCAACCAAATCGCCGTTGTGTGAGCTGCGAAGGTTTGGCCACACCTCAACCGTGCCATCGCCAGTTCTGTTTTCCATAACCTGAAACAGTTGAGCCGATGCCCCCAGACCAACCTGAAAGTAATCTCCGACAAGCAGTGTGTCGGCCTGATTTGTCATTGTCATCGTAAAGAATGTATCGCCAGCATTGCCCGACACTGAAGCAAATTGTTGTGCTGATGTGCTGCGCAATGTTCCGCGAGGATAGCAATAGTTTGGATCGCCGAGCAAGAACGTCCCAAGCGAACCCTTCAGACTTATCAACGCAGCTTTCCAAACCGATGCTTCGGCACGCCGCATTGGCGCAAGGCTTACCGAGGCCGACAACTGTTGACCGCCATGTGAGACGATCTGTTGCTTGTAGGTGAACGGCGATTGACTTGTCGTGTTCGCATTCGTGGTGCGAAATTCAACCGATGAGATGCCTGTGGTCGGCAACGTGAGAGGGTATGTAATCGACATTATCCAAAGACCGCCTTCATTTGACCGCCGCGCCTGCGGCTATCCAAAATACCTTTTTCCGTCATCTTCGCAATCTGCGGCGCAGCCTGCGCAATGATCTTCCTCACGCTGTCATCTCCGTTGGCAGCAAAGTTGAAGTTCTGCACAACCGAAGTGCCGCCACCGCCACCCACTGCCGCTTTTGATTGCGCTACACTTAGCACACGGCCCGCACTGGACGGCACAAATAACTCGCGTCCATGCTCCCCGGTGACATAAGGCCGACCAGCTTGTACCGGGCCGCCTGATGCTTTGCCGCCGCCGCCAGAAGGTGCGGAAGGGAAACCCAACGCAGTTGTGATCCCGCTGACCAACCTTTGCACAACCAGCACCCGGTAAAGCTCTTTGATGATGTCAGCGGCCATTGCTTTAAAAGCGTCCTTGGCTGACATCGTTCCGTCAACCATCGACATAAATGCTTGCTCCATGCTGCCCTGAACCATGCCCATCGTGTCTTCAAGCATTTCGGCGTCAAAGCCAAGTTGCTGAAGCAATGGGGAAGCCTCAATCATCTTGTCGAGCATATTAACGTATGCTTCTCTTGCAATTTCTGCCGCTGACTTCAACGCGATGGTGGCGGTTGTCGCTTCTTTGACCGGGTTTAGAATGCGGCTGGCAGCAATGGCAGCGGCCTCATAAGCCTCGCCGACTTTTTGTGCTTCCTGAATAAACATAGGTCGGTCTTCAAGCGTGCCATCTTTTGTATATGGAGCGGTGATTGATGTTATAAGAGCTTGCTTTTCGGCTTCTATGCGCTCCCTCTCGGCGGCTTCAGCAGTTATGCCGCGAAGCCGAGCTTGCTCACGCACCTCTTCTGTTTGCCTCATCGCTATTGAAAGAGCGTTCTGAGCCGCCGTTTCAAGCTCCCTAATTGCTTCAGCGTTTTGGTCAAATGCTCGATTAGGGCCACCCGCCAACGCCGCGTCAAGCGCACGCGCTGCTGCGTGGAATTGGTCAATCACCTCTTGGTCCGGCCCAAAACTACCGTCCGTTGCCGCCGGAGCGGCATTTAGCTTTAACTTTGCTTTCAAAAGGGCGGTAAGCTCTTCCTGCGCATATCCAGCAGCCCTAGCTTCATTTACTAATGAGCTGACATAAGCGTCAGTTATAACCGTCTTACCCACTCCCTGCTCTCGGAGTTCATTAATCTTGCTAATTAAATTGCCGACCCTAGACGCCAATCCTGCAATCTTTTCAGTAGTTCCGACAATCAGAGGAGCAAGGTTAATCAGTGCGCTCGAAAGGTTTGCGTCAATAACTCTGGACATCAAATCAAGTTGGTCCTGCGCGGCTTCAGCGTTTCGGATTAAATCTTCATCAATTACAACGCCAAGCTCACGCGCTTCTTTGCGCATGTTGGCCATACCGTCTGCGCCCTCGCGCAAGAGGTTAATCATAGGTGCGCCGCTACGGCCAAAGAGCTGAGTTGCCGCAGCCGTTTTTTCCATAGGGTTTGGAAGTTTGTTTATCTCAGTAGCAATAACCCCAAGCGCATCTTCCAAGCCCATGTCAATCAAGTCTCTGGCGTTTAAGCCTAAAGTCTTCAATCCATCTTTCGCCGTGCCAAGGCCCATTGCGGCCTCTGCCAAGCCCTTGCCCAGCTTCTCAATGCTCTTGTCAAGTTCATCAGATGTCACGCCAGAGCTTTCAGCTACCGTGCGGAGTTCCTGAAGCGCATCGGTAGTGATGCCAATCTGGTCGGCTGTCTTACCGATGTCGTCTAGTTTTTGCGTGACGTTTCTTATTCCAGAGATAACTGCGGTTGCAGAAAACGCCGCAGCGGCAATCTTGACAGCAGCGCCAAGTTTACTGAACGCTTTTGAAGTTGAGCTGAGATTTTTATTCGACGTTTTTGCAAACCGCTCAACGCGCTTTTGGCTTCGATCCATTGCGCGTGTAAATTCTTTATCCTTCGCTGACAGGATAATGTTTAACTGTTCCGCACTAATGGCCATCTACTCGCCTCACCAAATCTTTGTAATCAGTCGAGGTCATTGCATCTGCGCCAGCTTCTTTTGGCGAATGTGCATCAGACCATCCCTGAAATACGATCCAAGTATCTTTGGGGATCATATCACGAATTTCATCTGGCCGTAAACCGATGACGATGCCATTCGCGATCATAGCGCGAACATTCAATCTGTCTGGTCTATGACCTCCGTCTTTTTTTTTACCTTTTCGTCTCCAACGTCAGGCATAAAGGCAACGCCGAGAACCGCTTGCGCGATCTGAAACAAGCGCATTAAGTCTTCCGGCGTGCATTTTGAAATAACCACATCAGCTTCAGCGTCTTTCATTCCACCGCCGACCAAGCCAAGCGCAAGGATGTCACGAACCTCTTTGCTGTTTGGCTTTGTGCCGCGCCCAAAGAACCCTTCCCAGAGGTCAAAGATGCCCCGGTGCTGATCCTCGAAACGCTCAATCTCACGATTGCGAAGTTTGAAAGAGTAGGAAGCATCGCCGATTGTCTCGACGATGCCCCCACGTTCTGCTTTAGCAGTTATTGCCATTATGCGGCTGCGTAGGCCACTGTGCCGTTACTCTCAAGCGAGACGGAATAAGTGACGCCGCCTTCAGTTTCACCACCGAACTCCAGCGAAGCAATGCGAAATGCGCCAGAATATGTTCCGAAGTCAGGAACAACAATTTCCATGTTGACGGTATTGTCAGCGGCCATCGCCACTGTATTCATGCGCGCCTCTGCTACACTGTCCTCAAAGAAACCATCGCCGGATAGGCCCAAGTTTTTCAGGCCAGCAAGCGTTGCAGTCCACAAAGCGCCTTCTGGCGTTGTGCAGTCAGGGGTTGTCACATCAATCGAAGAGTTATTGATTGTCAGTGATTTTGAATTTAAGCCGCAAAGGTTTGTGAAAACCTCTGGCGATGCCGCGTCACCGATTTTGACCAGCAGGGCGCGTCCGAGTTGTTTAGCCATAACTGGCCTCCATTTTTTTGCGCTTGCCCACAGCGCGGGAGTTTAGGCAGTATCCTCAAGCATCGCCTGAAGCACAATGACAGCCGTGTAGCCACGACCTTCACCATCTCTTGTAACCGAAAAAGTCTCGAATATCAATTCAACCAAGTTGAACCCAGTGACCGTCACAGAGCTTTCCTGGCGGTGCAAAGCATCTTTTACTGCCTCGACTATCTGGACGGCTTCAACACGGCCTGAAGGGCTGCGAGAATGAGCCTCAAAGGTCACAGCGACCAATGAGCCTTCGATTGTATCTGTGTCAAATGCGGCTGGCGATATTTCACCAAATCGCAAATATGGAAACGTGGCGTTCTGCGGCGGCTCATCATAAATGCGGCTGCTGACAATATTCGTCACGCCGCTATTTGCAGCCAGCGCGGCCCGAAGCCCCTTTTGCAAAGACAGTGCAAACCCATCAGCCATTGACCGCCTCCTTAATCCCGCGCCGAAGCGCCGACTTCATGCTCTTTTTGAACTTTGGCCCCTGAAGTTTTTGCGCCAGTTGAATGTAAGGTTGCGCTTCAGTCGTGCCGCGATTGCCTTTTGTGCGGCCAAACTCAACAGCCTTGGCTTTGATTTGCTCATCACGGCCTGGCGGTGCGGCCTCAACTGAGCCAAGAAACTCATGGTTCCCGCGTTCATATTTGGTGTGTATCCAGCCCTTTAATTCACCACTAGCGACAGGGACAAGGTTCCGAGCCAGCCGCGCAGCCGCTTCCGTGTTGCGCTTGATCGACTTGACAATCTGGCGCTCAACAGCTTCAGGCATCTTGTCAAACTGTTTCGCCAGTTTATTTGCGCCAGTGACCTTCATGCTGCAACGCCCTTTTCCAGAACGAACTCAAACATTGTGTCCTTCGCGTCGATCTGGATCACGTTCTTGATGGCCCAAGTGATGCCACGCGCAATCACGCGATCAGCGGCAGTGACGGTTGCAGTTATGCTGTCAGAACGAACGCGCAAAGTGGCAAGATTATTGTCCTCAAGCACGCCGCCGGAAATCTTTTCTTTGCCTTTTTGCTCACGCAGATCAGCAGACCGTGTGACCAATGTGGCCCAGCCCGTGTAAACATTGCCATATGCGTCGACCGTGCCTTCAGACAAACGCTGAAACACAACACGCTCACGCAAAAGGCCAGCCCTAACCATACCAAGAAACCCGACTAATGTTCAGCAATTCCTCGAAACCGTATGGAATGTCTTGCAGTTTATCCGCCTGTGACTGTTCCCGGTTGTCATACCAGTGGCCCACAAGCAGCATAAGTGCGTGCCGGATGCTCTGAGGAACGTCAGCAATCGCGTCACCAAATCCAATTTGGTATTCTATCCTTATGGCGTCAGGACGATTTTGCGTTACAGGCCAAGCAAATCCGTCTTTTGGCCCAACGGTTGAAGTAAAGTCTGTTCCAAAGGTTTGATAATTTGTCAGCGTGTCGGTCTGCAATGCGCCGTCAACGTCATAATATTTAATGGCAGTGACAGATTGAACCGGGGCAAGAACAAGCGCGACCTTCTGAGTTGGGTTTGGACCCATCCACTGCGCCCATTTTTGGGTAATCATCGCCTGACCAAGAGCGCCCCTGACATCAGTGTAGGCAACTGCAACGTCAATTAAACGCTGGATGATAGTGTCATCATCGGTATGCTCAACACGCAACTGCGCTTTCACCTCATCAAGGGTGATGGGGATGATCGCTGGCGCGTCTACAATTTCGAGTGAATGATGAGCTAAAAGGGGCTGCGGCATTTACTGTTCCTTTACAGCCTTCTCGACTTTAACTTTACGAATAGCACGTTCAACTTTTGAAACAGTGCCGATGGCTTCGGCGATGCCAGCCTCAATATATCGGGCGGCTTCAGCAGAATTGCAATCGATCTCATCACCAGCGTTGTGGCTGAAATTGATGCCAGCCATGCCTGTCAATAAACGAACTTTCATTGGAAATCCTCTCTTGTGAATAAGCAGGGACCGAAGCCCCTGCTTAATTTATTTAGGCTGTGATGAGGTGCTTGACCGCTGCTGCGTTGCCAAGAACGCCGTCAAAGCGAACATAACCCAAGATGCCATAGTCAGGAGCAAAACGCTCTTTCGCTACGAACAAGGAAGGTGCGCCAGCTTTGCGCACATAGAACTTGGACATATCACCGAACAACATAACCTTTTTCGCAGTTGCAAGGCTGTCCATTGCTTGGTTGACCACAACATTGTAACCCAAAAGGTTTTGCGGAATACCAGCTTGGTAATTCCCCATTGCCCAAAGATAGTTGCCATTGCCGTCTTTCAGCTTCCGAACCGCAGAAAGTGTGCTGTCGTTCATCATAATTGCTGTTGAAGGCGAGGCACGGTAAGCAGGATCAACCGAATGGATCAAGTCAATGATTTCATCGGCTGTAACTGCGGCCACTGCGGCGGCTGTTTTGCCCAAAGCTGAGTTGGTTACGATGCCTTCAACATCTGAAGAACCTGAACCAGTGGTCAGTTTTGAGTTTGCGATGCGACCAAGACGTTCGCCAAGCAGTTCGCCCAACAGGCTTTCCACGTTAAAGATGGAATCATTTGCCAACTCATAGGACCAACGGACCCACTCGGTGTCAAACGCAAATGCACCCAAAGACTTTTGGGCAAAGGTAACATCTTTGCCTGCATCGTCAGTGACGGTGCCGCCTTCAGTGTGAGCTTCAGCAGTCACAGCAGTGTCGTTTACTGTTGGGATGTTGAAAGGATTGCCGCCAGTTGTGTTGATAACTGTGAAAAGGTCACTGTTATACATTGGGCCAGTTGCAATCATTGCTTTGTCAATGAATGACGCCAGCTCTGTTGGAACAGTAA